CGCGACAACCGTTGGCGGCGCTCCCGGCATCATCCTTGGCGCTGGCGTGGCTGGCTCATGGGCCATTCAAGAAATCAACGAGGTTCGCCCTGCCGGAACCATTCTCGCCTATGTCGGGAGGGTTCGGCGATGAGTTTTGAATCCGATTTGGAGCGGTTCGCGCGGCGCGTTGGCAAGTCATTGGATGAGACATGCCGGGGAATCACGATCAAGTGGTTTTCCGGCACGATCATGTCTACGCCAGTTGATACCGGGAGACTGCGCGGAAACTGGCAGGCGTCGCAACAAGCGCCAGCGTCCGGCACGACAGCTGACGTAGACAAGAGTGGCGGCGCTACCATTGCAAAAGCCGTGCGCAAAATTGGCGGGGCCGGATCGGTAAACTACCTCGTCAATAACATGGACTACGCGGAAAAGATCGAGTTCGGCGGCAGCAATCAAGCCCCTCGTGGCATGGTGCGAATCAATCACGCCCGCATCCTGCGCATCGTCAAGCAAGTGGCAGCGGAGAATCAGGTATGAGGTTCGCCGACATTCAATCCGCCCTGTTCGCGTCATGGGCAACCGGCGCTTACGGCCTGACCACCTACTACCCGAACCGCGACTACAACCCGGCAACAGGCGACGACCACGCCCGGCTGTTCGTGCTGTGGGCTGGCAGTGATGCGGCGACGATGGGCAGCGACGGCACAAATGAGGTCACCGGCATTTTCCAAATTGACATCATGTACCGAACAGGGCGCGGCGATGGCGAGGCGCTGGAAAAGATCGACGAAATCTGTGCGGACTACACATCCGGAACCCGTCTGACCTATGATGGCCAGCAGGTCGTAATCTGGGGCGCAACCCCAACAACCCTATCAACCGAAAACGGCTGGCTCCGGTCAGTTTTGACAATCAACTTTAGCGCGTATGTGCGGAGATCATAATCATGGCAATTGCAGGCGGTTCACTGGCTCGACTCGCGTACATCGCTGAAGTCACCTACGGCACCACCCCGGCCACCCCGGCCTTTCAGGTCATCAACCCGACCAGTCACAGTATCGGTCTGGAAAAAGAGACATTCCAATCAGAAACCATCCGTTCCGACCGGCAACTGAACGATTTCCGTCACGGCGTCCGTCAAGCATCCGGCGACATCGGGATTGAGTTCCGCGACGCATCATGGGATGACCTGCTGCAAGCCGTCATGATGGGGACGTGGACGTCTGATGTTCTGAAGGCCGGTACGACTCGCCGGTCGTTCACCATCGAGCGTTTCTTCGCCGACGTCACCCGCTACCGTCGCGCCGTCGGCTGCGAGTTCAACTCGTTCAGCCTGGAATGCCCGGCGACCGGAATCGTCACCGGCACGTTTAGCGTGCTGGGCATGGACGACACCGGCTCAGGAACCGCTATTGCTGGCAGCTCCTACACCGCCGACCCGAACGAAAACGTCATGGATTCTCCGTCAGGCTCAATCACGGTGGGCGGCAGTGCCGTGACCTGCATCAGCGCCATCAAGCTGACGCTGGAAAACGGCATTGAAAATTTGCCGGTTGTGGGCGAAACCACCCGCATCCGTGGCGCGGCTGGCCGCTCGATTGTCACCGGCGAGCTGACTGCGTATTATCAGGACGACACTTTGCTGGATGCCTTCGAAGACGAAACCGAAGTGGCCATCGTCTTCACCCTGACTGACGGCGTTGCCACGTACACGTTCACGCTACCCAAGGTCAAGTTCACTGGCGGCAAGCCTGAAGTGGGCGGTGAGCGGGAAGTCAGCATCACGATGCCGTTCCAGGCGATCTACAGCAGCAGCGACGCCACCCAACTCAAGATCGAGCGTGCCTGATGAAAGCATCCGATTTCTTCACGCTTGAGGTGGCCAACACTGGTCGCCGCGTCATGATCCCCGGGCGTGATGGGCGGCTGACAGCGGAATGGCTGCATGTCCATCACACCGATTCCGATTCATTCCGGCAGAAACGGGCCGCAGTGTTTACTGCCGCCGCCATGATTGACCCGGCCACGCCAGACAGCGAGCGCAAGAAGCTGCGCGATGCCGCGATGATGGACCTGCTTGCCTCGTCCGTCTCCGGCTGGTCGCTGGACGATGAGTTCAGCCGCGAAAACGTCATGGCCCTGCTGACCAATGCACCGTATCTGGCTGACTGGCTAGACCGCACCACGTCGGATGCATCGGTTTTTTTCGGCAACGGCTCGACCGGCTCATTGAGCATTGCCGAGCCGAAGCCAGACTTGAGCAGCCCCCAAAGGGTGGAACCGGACGACTCCGCGACCACCTGACGAGCGTTTGGCGTCAGACCGGGCGCAGACCAAAGGCGCTGACCACACCGGACGCGCCGGAGGAACTGCGCTACCTGTGGGCCTACTACTGCCAGATTAAACGCGGGCAGGCGCTGACGTGGCAGGAGTTGCAGGCATGGTCGCAAATGGTCGGCATCCCGCTGCACGGATGGGAATCGGAAACAATCATGCGGATAGAAGCCGCAGTACAGAGAGCAATTACCGATGACAACGCTGGCTGAGCTGATACTGCGGGCAGACTATCGCCAGATTGACGAGGCTAATAGTTCGCTCGGCGGACTGACGCAAGCAGGCGGCAAGGCTGCGTCTGCCATGAAGTCGCTGGCCGTCACCCTGGGCGCTGCTTTCGGCGTCCGTGAGGTCATGCAGGCCGCTGAAGCCTACACGACCATTTCCAACCGGCTGTCCCTCGTCACGAAATCAAGCGACGAACTATACGCCGCGCAGTCCGACCTGTTTGAGATAGCACAGCGCACCCGATCACCGCTTGAGGCTACTGCCGAGGTCTATCAGCGCCTAGCCCAAAATGCCGGGACGCTCGGGCTGTCGCTGGCTGAAGTGGGCGACACAACGGAAACCATCAACAAGCTGATGGTGATTTCAGGCACGTCCGCACAATCCGCTGAGGCGGCACTGACGCAACTCGGGCAGGCGTTCGCCTCCGGTACACTCCGGGGCGAGGAACTCAACAGCGTCATGGAGCAGGCTCCGGCCCTGGCCATGGCGATTGCTGAGGGCATGGGCGTCACGGTTGGCGAACTGCGGAAACTGGGCGAGCAGGGGAAGATTACATCAGCCGCTGTCATTGAGGCGCTGAACCAGCAGGGCGCGGCTGTTGATGCGCAGTTTGCGCGCATGGTCCCGACCATCGCTGGCGCAACGACGACCATCAAGAACTCATTCATTGAGATCGTCGGAAAGATGGATCAGACGGTCGGCGCATCGTCGGCTGTGGCTGAGGCGCTGATGGGCGTCTCGGATGCCATGGACAACGCGGTCTTTGCCGAGTTCACGCGCCTGTCGTCCAATTGGGGCGACACTTTCAGCCGGATATCTGACGAGGCTGACGGGGCAGGAGAGGCCATAGGCGGCGTAGGTGCGGCCGTCAGAGCGGTCATGGGCGCAGGCTGGCAGGCATTCGTGGACATGCCCAACAACATCCGCACCGGCATCCAGTTGCTGACGATCGAGATCACGGATTTCGTCGCCAAGGGCGTGAGCGGGTTTCAGACGCTCAAAGAGGCCGCTGCCGCGATCTTCACCAGCGACAGCATCAGCGGGGCGCTGGCGCGTGGCGATGCGCGTTACAAGGCTTATGAAGACGCCTATCAGGCATCGACCGCCGCCATTCTCGCGGAAAACGACAACATCAAGGCGCAGGGCGAGTTCCTGGCGCGCCGTGCTGAACTGGAAAAGTTGCTGGACGGAACCGGTGTGCTGGATAGCAAGCCGACTGGCGGCAGGGCATCAACAGCCGCTGCCGAACCCGACAAGAAGGCCGAGAAGGAACGCGCAGCCGCTGAAAAACGCGCTGCCGACCAGGCGATCTACTGGAACAACCAGATCGTCGCGGAAATGGACAGGATCGCCCAAGAATCCGAAATGGAAAACGCGGCGTATGAGGCCAAGCGCCAGCGCCTGCAAGAGCAATTCGCATCCGAAACCGAGCTGGAGAACTTGGGCTATCAGCGCAAGTTGGACGATTACGCCATTTACGCCGAAATGCAGAACATCAGCGAGGCGGCGCAGCAGGCATACCGCGAGCAGATGGCCATGGACCATGAAGCCCGCCTCCGCGCCATTGCCGAGGATGCAGCCAAGAAGGACAAAACCACGCTGACGAACAAGCTTGGCGCGGCAAAGACCTACATGGAGTCGCTGTATTCCGCGACCGGCGCGCACAGCAACAAGATGACGAAGTTGATCCAGACGGTCGGCGCAACGCAGGCATTGGTAAACGCCTACACCGCTGCATCACAAGCGCTGGCTGACCCTACCCTTCCGTTTTGGGCAAAGGCTGGCGCTGTCGCTCAGGTGCTGGCAACAGGTATGGGCCTCGTCAACGCCATCAAGGGCGGCGGTTCCGGCGGCGGTGGAGGCGGTGGCGGTGGTGCAGCATCAGCCCCTGACGCCTCCGGCGTGGCTCCGGC